CAAAACAATCACCTCTATCTTCACACATATCAACTGCTTTACTAATTACTGCTGCTGCATTTGATTGGTTATCAACTAATCCAGGTAACATCAATAAATTAATATCATATTCATCTTGGTTAGATAATATATTAATTGCATCTTCATATGCAGTTAATCCTTCAGCTGCTACACCTAAATTAAATCCTTGCATATTAGTATTTTCTATTTCATTATAGAATTTTCTTGGATGTTGTACTGTTCCGTCACTACCACCTTGGAATGAACCTGAACTTACTGTAGGTAGACTTCCTGATAGTCCTGCGTCTCTAATATCTCCATTTGCATCTAAATAGTTATAAGTTGATACATGAGTTGTAACTCTTACATATTTAGATTTATTAACAAATGAACCAGACATTTGCAAGAATGGATCTGTACCACCTGAATCTCTTAATGTTACTGATTGATCACCAATTACTTTTGAAATAAAATTATTTGAATTAGGATCTAATGTTAAATTATTATATTGTTCTATAATTGATTTTCTTTTATCAGTATCATCACCTCTTCTAATTAATAAGTTAAATGTACCTTTTGTAGTATTAACAGATGTTACTTCAAATTTAAAATTATCTTTTGAACCTGATGCAAATATTCCATTAGTACCAGTTGGTCCATTACTATTTAAAATTGCTCCATCATTAATACTTGTCAAAGTAAAACAATTAGCTGATGTTGTTGAATTAGTTCCTCCTGATAATGTTAATGCAGTTTCGTTAGAACTTAAATCTCCTGATCCAGTTACTACTGTTGTATTATTTCCTGCTGTTCCTGCACTAGATGCTGATATTGCTATAGCATCTCCTGCCGCTGTATGGAAGTCGGTTGCAATTGCAGCTGAAACTCCAATTCCTGCAGCATTAATTTCTGTTACAAGGTTTCCTATACTTGCAGATAATGCTCCATCAGATCCTGATGCAAAGAAATACACATTTCCTTCATCTGAAGGAGTTACGTCTCCATGAGATGAAATAAATCTAGATGTTACTCCATTTACTGTTATTTGAACTTCATGGTTATTTGCAAAACTTCCTGATTGTACATCAAAAGTTCCTCTTGCAGTTTCAACACCTACTGTTGTCGATGATGATATAACTGCTGCAGCTGGACTATACCCTCCTGCTAATATTCTAACAACTGTTAATGTATCTGCATGTTTTAAATATTCCTTTGCTGTATATGATGTTAAATACGCATAAGATTGTTCTGATGTTCCTGATCCACTTGTAAATGTATCTCCAAATATTTGTTGATATTCAGAATAACTTGATACTACAGTTGGGATGCCGGCTGGTCCTTTTACAGTTGGTCCAACTACTGCACCACCTATTGCTGCAATTCCTGCAGGTAAAAAGGACTGATCTACTTCTTTTGTAAATACACCTGGGCTAACTATTTTTTCTGCCATTCGTTTACTCCTTGTTTAATTTTATAATAAATATACGAAACCGGCATCAAACCAGTTATTTTGCTGGTACAAATTCTCCGCTTTCTACGTCGACTGTTCCTGCACCGTATTTTTCTTTTAGCTGTTCAACTAATTCAGCTTCTTGTTTTTGTAACTCAACATAGCTGTTTTTTGCTTCTTCATCTAATTGATCTAATTGAGTTAATCTATTTTCAGTTAAAATTCTTTCTAATTTTAATTGTCCAAACTCAACTACTTTTGCTTGACTTGCATCTCGCAATTCTGTAACTTGTTTTAATTCTTCTTCTGTAAATTTGATTGGTGTTGCCATAACTATTTTCTCCTTAATTAATTCTATTTATAAATATGCTACTTTTGTCTAAGAATACCTTTTTTTATCTATATGTCTTTGATTTAATGCTGGTGCTGAATCTGTTAAACGTCTTCTAGCTTGATTTATATTTCCAGTATCAAATCGATCTAATATTTGAGATGGCTTTGTTGTTTTATCATATCCACCTGGTGGTGGATTTTCAATGTCAGCATTAAATGCTTGAGTTTCAGTTTTAAAGTTAATTTTTTTAACTGAATATGATTTTTTAAATGTCTGTGAATCTAATTCTGTTTCAAATAATAATGTTCCATGAGTTGTTAATGGCAATGTAGCTCTAACAATTCTATCCTCTCCAGTATTATTCATTGTTTCAAATCCATAATCGCCTATCATAGTTGTAAACTTCCATGATGTACCCCATGCAAATCCACCGGTTGGCATTATCGATTCAATAACTGAATTCAATTGTTCTGTATATTCGCACCATATAAGTAAATCATATGTTACATCAATATATTCTGGAATAGCTGATATGTAATACTCTGCGGTTGGTTTTTTTCCTTGTAATACATTAAACCTATCATATTTGTTTACTTTAGTGTATTTATTTTTAAATGTTAATGCATTACCTGGAGGATTAATATTCACATCTAATTTTTTCATTGAGTCACGTTCTACAATATTATTTCGCTTTATAAAAATTAATGGAGTCATTAATTTTCCTTTTGCATCTCTTATATAACCATGTTTCTGAACCATGCTCCATTTTTCACCATTTGCAAACATTATTGGAACGTCTATTAATTGTCCATCTTCTTCTATTTGTGGATGTATAATTTCTCGTAAATATGAAATAATAGCATAATCAATATCATATATATTACATGTAGGAGTTTTTACAGTATCCGTATCTCTACGTACTTCATTAGCTCTGTTAATTTTCCTATCATCTGTAAATGATGAATATGATTTATTTAATTTTATTTTTGCCATTTATTATAAATTCTTTGGTAATTGATATTCTTGGTTTGGGTTTCCACCTGTTCGTACTTCAACTAAATTTAATTTATTTCTTCTTGTCACATGAGCCTCAACTACAATAGATACTGCAAATCCAAATTCTTCTCTTTCTTGTGATATACGACCTAAATCAGTTGTTGGATTAGTACCTCGCCAATATTGGCTTCCGGCTGTTTTATCAATTTCATAATATTCATTATCCCATAATAAGATATCACCTTCTTCAATTATAATAGTCCTGTCTTTAAGATAATCTCTATTAAATGCAAATATACCAGTTCTAGTAGAATCTAAACTATAATCATCCGATACCATTGTTTTTTCATCTTTTTGTACTATACAAGGTATTTTTATTGGCTGATAATATGATTTTTTATCTGATTCTCCATATAAATTTTCTCTAGTAGAATTTAATTCAAGCTTGTAAAATTCTATTTCGGTGTCAATAATATCAACAACGAGCTCTTTATTCATATGTCTTATGAGACTTGCATCTCTTCCTGAACCAAATAGTGCCATTATTTACCCTATATAAATTTTAAGTGGTATCTTATTAAATTGTTCTTGCATTGAACCAGCTTCCGCTGCTTTTCGTTCTAATTGTGCTTGCCTGGACATTGTATCAAGTGTGTCTTTAAGTTCTGTTATAAGACCTTCCTTTTCAGTCTGAGCGGCTGATATTAGGTCAGTTCCGTTTAATGTAATTTCTGCATTTGGAATAGGTAATGCTGAATATTTACCTCTTATATATCCTAACATCTCTTTTGCCAATGCTAATGCATATCTCCTAATCCATTGTTTACCAACTGCATTAATATGAGAGTATATAACATTTTCATATGGAACATTTGAAAAATCAGATATTGTACCTGTTGCTCCTTTAAGTGGATTAGATCTTTCTGATTTTAAAATATATGTAAAATAAATTTTATCTGCTATTGATGTTTTTGGTAATGGAAAGATTTTCAATCTATCATTTACTAATTCAAATGAATATGCTGATTTTCTTATTTCATCATTAAACTCTATTGCTTGCATTCTTAAAATATCTGCATACATTGGCATCATCATAAATGATACTCCAGGAGAATAATTACCCCATGAAAATCCATCTAACATTTGTTGAGACCCTAATCCTGTTCCAATAAATGGATCAAAGTATCTTGCAATTGCTGGTGGTGCTTCATGAAAAATTCTTTTTATTTCAATTTCATTAATTCCAGCCGTTCCAGATTCTAATGTAACAATACTTGAATCTGTTAAATCATATATTTGTTGATTTGTAGTTAATGATACTGATCCTGTATAATATGTTACGTTTCCACCACTTCCAGCTTCTGCACCATAATCTTCAGCTAGTTCAATTAATCCACCAAAATTTGGAGATACCTTTTGACCAGTTAGATTTGAACCTGTAGCTGCTCCATATAAACTTAAGATATTATCTCTTATATTATATGTATTAACTTGTGCACCATATTCAGTAACAGCTTCTTCAAAGCATGCAAAGAAATTTATATCTTGTAATTCGATATCAGTTAATGGATATCCTAATCGTTTGGCACTCCAATCTGCTGTTTTATTTGCAGATGATGTGAATTCTAGATCTGTATCATATAATCCAAAAGGTGTATCTCCTGATGCAAATGATGCCGATCCTGGCCAAATTGGAATTTTTACTGCCATAATTTACCTTCTCTTATTTTTATATAAATATGTAGAAACGAAAGATTAAATGAAGATTTTACTGATGTTAAATTCTGAATCTACCGTCTCGGAAAAATACACGGCCTTCTTGTATGCGAATTCTGCCACCGGTGCCATCATCTATAGTAACATTGAAATCATGAATAATACCAAGACCATTAAGTATAGAAAATTGCATAGCATTTACCTGTTCTGCATTTAGTTGATCGGTATCATTATTTTCAGAGTTTCCATTATAAGTAGCAAAAACAAATGAGCTATCATCTTCTTCAGCGATTGTATATTCAGTAATTTGAATATAAGATTCTCCACCATCATATGATACACGTATATCAATAGTTGATTTGGTATCTACTTGACTTTTCACATTAAGTTTAAATACAGATCCATTAATAGGTTGAGTTGTAAGATCAGTCATTGCACATACTAAAACACCATTAGCAGGATTGCAGATCATACCTGTGCCAGTATCACCATCCGATAATTCAGGTAATTCAACATTCATTCCTAAAATATTATCTGATGTTATGAGTTGATCTGGTACTAATGTATGTGTTATTGCCATATATTACCCATCTTTGCTATTTGTTTTTTAATACATTTACTTCAGTGATAAGTTCATCTATTTTTTCTTTTAAAATATAAATAGCTTTTAATTCTTGGTTAGATTCTTTAACTGTAGAATCCGATAATGAACCAGATATATCTGATAATGAACTTGATGTATTAAATTCTTGTGATAATGTTATTATGTCTGCCATTGTTTTATTCTCTTTCTCCGGATAATACCCAATTAAATTTATATACAGCTGCGGTTCCATTTTGTTGTATAGCAAATAAAATTTGGTCACCCGCATTACAACTAAAGGCTGCACTACCTGTTATATCTATATTAAATGCAACACCGCCAGTTGTACAAGCTCTAGAAGCTGAAGCTGCCCAACCTAAATTAAGTGCTGTCGCACTTCCATCAGTTCCTCCATCTTCTCTAGAACCAGTATATAACCAAAATACAGGAACATTATCTGTTTCACCTGAGACTCTTATTTGTCCTCTTAATTCTATGTTTCTTGTATCAAAAGGTACTATTATAGTATTACTCATATGGTCATCTGTGAGTGTTTCTAGATCTGTATTGCTGGCTACGTAGGTTCCGAAATTATGATGTTCGTGTCCATATGTATTATTACCATAATAAACTCTACCATTTGAAGGATTAAGATATTTACTCATATGTTTTAATACATAAGGAGCTCCGACGACTTTACCTCCAATCGGAGTTTGGATATTTGATGTATATATATCTCCACTTGCACTTATATTACCTACTACTTCTAATTTTTCTCCTGGTGTAGCTGTTCCTATACCAACTTTACCCCCAGAGTCAACACATATACCATTTGTTCCACCAGAAAAACCAGAACCATGTACTAATTTTAAAGTATTATCACTATGATCAACCCCAATTCTAGCTTGTCTTGGCGTACCGTCTTCATCAGTAACTAATTCTATAATAACATCATCACTTGCGCCGGCTGTGTTTGTTGCTAGTTTTAATATAGAATCAGCAACGTTACCACCATTAATAGTTACATTACCCCCATCTACAATTAAATCACCTGAAATATCAGCGTTACCATTTATGTCTAAGTTAGCCCCTGTAAAGTTTCCACTTGCACTTAAAGTACCGTTAATACTTGTTGCACCTTCTACATGTAGTCTTATATTTGATGGAATAGTTGATGTTCCTATTGCTACCGTTCCTGAATCTTTATCTATTTTTATAGCATTTCCATCATCAACATTAATTTCTATTCCATCAGTGTTATAGTTTATATACTGATAACCTGGTAGTCCTGTTTTTGAAGTTATTACATTACCACTTGCACTTATGTTACCTGAGGCTGTTATGTTTCCAGCTGTTGTACTTGAATGATTAAGTATAATTGGGTAATCTTCACTTACTTTTATACTATCAGTACTAAAACCTATTGCATTAGTTCCTTGAGATTTATAAAAACTTGCTAATACATTTCCACTTGCACTAATATTACCTGAGGCTGTTATGTGAGAGTTAGTAAATAATTCACCTCCAATACTAAGATTATTTTTTGAAGGGTTATATTTTAGTCCAGCATCATAAAGTATTTGTTGCCCTGTTGAATTGTTATTATCTAAAAATGCTACAAACTGAGATTCATTTTCAGTATTAGTTGTTGCTATTATATTTGTTGTACTTGTAGCTGTATTTGCATTACCCGTTAAGTCTCCAACAAAACCACCAGATGCACTAATTACACCTGAGGCTGTTATGTGCCCTGAGGATGCATCAAAGAAAACTTCACCTCCAACGCTAAGATCATTTTGATATTCAGATGGTGCAGATGCACCTACTCTAAATAAAGTTCCATTAAAATCACCATAATGTTGATTACCTAAATATAACTCTGTACCATATAATTTACCACTTGAACTTATATCACCTGATGCTGTTATAGATATAGCTTGTATATACCCATCAATTAACAATCCGGTATCTAAGGAAGTATCTCCAATTATGTAATCATCTGTTTGTAGTCTGTTACCTATAACAGTACCACTTGAACTTATATTACCTCCTGCTGCTATTGTACTTGCTGCTGTTATTGTATTTATTCCTGATATTGTAGTTGCATTATCTCCTACTATATTTCCTCCTGCATTTATATCTCCGGTTGCTCTAAATGTTCCATTTACATCCAATGTGTATGAAGGTGAGGTATCCATGATACCAACCATTGCTGTAGAATCAGGAGAGCCTGGATATATTGTTAATGCATCAACTTGTGTATCATCATTTCTAATGTTAAATTTCATTCCCCATTGGTCAGATGTGGTGCCTTGTCCAGCTACTAGATAATTAGCAATTCTTCCTGTTCTTGCTCCGCTTGAATTTGAACCTCTTTGTACATGAAAATCAATTGAACCCCCAAATCCATTTTGGATTGAAGCTCTAGTTACTGCATCTTGTCTAACAAATAATGCTGGAGTAATAGTATTATAATCTGTATTTACAATAGATCCAATATTTACACTTCCACTAAATTTATGGGTATCATCAAATGAATTACCAAAAATTGTAGATCCTGATGTTGCAATGGTTGTACTTTGAGATATTATATATGAAGTAGCTCTTAATGCCCCTGGAATAATTACATCATCTCCATCAAAAGATATAGGTAGGTTACTACCAGTCCCATCTTGTAGTTGATTATCATCAACTTGAACTACTCGTTGATATGTATCTTGAATATTTTGGCCTGTAAAGTCTGCCATTTAATAACCCTATTTTTGTTTTGCTAATACAGTCAATACTCCGTTAATAACCGTTCCTTTTGAAGATTCATTAATTGGCTTGAATTGATTATATGTAGCTATAACTTTATTTAATTTATCTCTCTTTATAGAAAGATTGTTTATATTAACATCTTCGTGAATTAGTAATTTCATAATATTAAGAATATGAACTTTTTCTGATTCAGATATTGTAACCTTTTTTGATTTATTTATTTTTTTAGTTTCTTTAATCTTTGAAACTTGTACTTTTGGTCCGGTGGATTCTATCAATGGTTTATTTTGAGATTTAATTTCTACAGTGACTTTTTTGCTTGCATTTATTTCAAATTCAGACTTCCATGGAATAAAATATGTATCTTCTGCAATTACTTCTAATCTAATATTTCCTTGACTACTTTCATCTATAAGTCCTTTTAATTTCTTAATAGGAATTTCACACTTGCCTGAACTATTGATTTTACCACTAAACATTAAACTATAATCATTAGTTTCTACTACTAATCGAGCTGTTGAATTAGAAAGGCTTGCACCTTCTATTTTAATATCACATTCAAAAAGTTCTGCTTTATCTGTAAATAATTTATACATTATTATTCTCCTTATATGGAACTAGATTATTTAATCTTTTTCTACGAAAATCACATCCACAATCTATACCTAGTAGTTTACTAACACGTTTTACTACCCATTTAATACCAGTAAACGTTGTTATTTTATCTATTGTATCTCCTAAACCTTTAGACATGAATGTTTTCTACTGTTAAGTCTATTCCTAATACTTCTTTTATTACTAAATTACAATCTTCTACTGATACTTCAATATCGTTTTGTATTGTTTTTTGTCCAGAATATGTTTCAATTCCTTTTACTTTACATACTAATTTTATAAAACGTTTCTTTTTTTCTGGATCGAGGCTATCTATGGCACGAATAGCACCTTCAATAGTTCCGCCTCCTGTCTCGACTATTTCAAGAACTAATAATACTTCGTCCCATTTATGTGGATTATCATTCCACTTAAAGTCTGCTCCGTCCCATTTTATTTTACTGGCCATTTAATATAAATATGTGTGTAAACAAAAGAAAAGGCGCACTAGGCGCCTCTTCTTAACAATATGTATAGATTAACTAACTACTATAGTCTATCTAATCCTTCTACAAAGATCTTACCATAGAATTCTGGTCTTACCATTTTCTTAGCATATCTTGTCATTACACCTTTTCTTGGAGTGAATGATTTTGGATCGTAAACTAATGGAGTCATAATTAATGGAATATATGGAGCATAAACAGCACCAGTTTCAAGGAATTGAGTTCCTCTATATCCTAATAATACAGTATTCTCAGTCATGTAAGGGTTTTTATAAACTTGGAATCTAGAGTTAATAGATCCAACTTTCTGAACACCCATTGCAAATTGCATTTTATCACCATCCGTATCAGCAGCATATCCTGGAATTGATTCAAGAACAGTTGCTACAGTTGGAGAACATACTAGGAAGTTTGCACCACCTCTTAATGTTAATTGGTGAATTTTATTCGAAACTTTTTGGATCTTAGTTCCTAAAGTTTGGAACCAAGTACCTTGGTTGTAAGCTTGTGCAGTTGCATTAGATTGATTGAATTCGTTAATAGCTGAATCATATTCAAATCCAATTCTTGCAGACCATCTATCAGTTGTTTGAGCATTTTGGATTAACATGTCTAAAATTTCTAAATCAATTTCTTGCGAAACATATTCAGATAACATAGAAGTTAATTCAGCTTCTGCATCAATTGAGTGATAAGCATTTAAGTCTTGAGCAAATTCAGGTGTCCAAACTGCTTTTAACTTTCTTGTCTTAGCAACAATTGCTTCAGATCTCATTTCAAGATTAATTTCTGGAATATCTAAAGTAGATACTGCTCCAGATCCTGCTGCAGTTGAATCTTCAAAGTCACCTCTTGTTACATCAGTTGGTGCTTTTTGATATTTAACTACTGCATTTAATGTTACTGGTACGTCTGCTGTTTTCTTAACTAAGAATTGTACTATACCACTCGTTGGAGCAGAAGTAAATTGCGGGAAGAACGTGCTAATACCTGAACCAGATACTGTAAATGCTCTAACACCTTTTAAATCTGGGTTAGATAAAGATGCAGTTGTTACTCTTAATGCAGTAAATAAGTTTAAAGCAGCTCCTCCTAATGATGCAGAAAATGCTGAATCAAAGTTAGTTGCATAATTTAAACCTGCTTGCGTCATAGTTGCACCATCTGAGAAAGTACCACCTGCAAGAATAGAACCAGTACTTAAAGTAGCTGCTGTTCCTATTGAATCAGATGTAGTTTCATTGATAGTATAACCAAATCTACCTGCACCATAAAGACCTTCAGTAGCTACTGTAGCACCTTTTGCATCATCAGTAATACCAAATACTGAATCTGTTTGAGAATCTTTACCTGAGCTAGTTTCAAATCCTGGTTGAGCTGTACCATATTTAAAGTCTAAGAAAAATACTAGACCTGATGGTAAGTTCATTGGTTGTACACTTACAAAATCTTTAGCAGCAATTTCTGCAAAGATTCTTCTAACTAATGGTAATGCAACACCTGACCACTCTTCAGAGTTAGATGATGTACCAGTAGAATTTGCTTCGCTTACTAATTGCTTAGCTTGGTTTTCTAAAAGAACGGCCATTCCTGATTTTTCGTACTCAGCGCCTAATCCTTCAAGAAGACCAGTTTTTTGCCATTTGTTTACTAATCCTGCAGTTTCTTTCTTTTGAACATTTGCATTATTAGTTGGCATTAATGAATTTAAATCCATTTCTTTTCTCCTGTTTTAAAGTTCTTACAATAGTCCAGCTAATTTCTTAAATCTATCAGCCATAACATTTCCTTCTGAAAGGACTGTTCTTGATGGTCTAGTAGATCTAGTAGCTTTACTTGCGTAAGATTCTTTGATTGTTTTTTTCGTCTTACCAAATTTAAATGATTCAGACAATGTAGCAAATACTAATTTAACTTCACGTAAGTTAGACGCTCTGTCAAAGTTTTCAATTACTTTCATTTTCTGACCTTCATTTAATGAATGGTTTCTAAATAATTTGTTTGAGAATAATAATTTAGCATTTAAAAGATTAACTTCATTTAATTTAGATTTCATAAATCTAATTACTTTGTAAGCTTCTTCTAAATCCTCTTTTGCATCTGCTTCATCTACATCATCATCGCCTCTTTGGCCTTCATCTGTAGTTTCTGCTTCATCTTCTTCTCTCAATGCACTGATGATTTCTTCTAAATCAACATCTTCATCACCACCTTCGTTTTCAGTCATGCCTTTGCCTTTCATAAGATCACCCTTACCTGGATCATCTTGATCTTTACCATAAGCAACATCAACTTTGTTGTCACCTTTACCAATATCAGATGAATCAGATACTTCTTCTAATTCTTCTTCTTCAGCTTCAGTAACTGGAGCTTCTTCACCTTCATCTTCAAGTTCTCTTAAGATTGCTTCAAGTTCTAGGTCTTCTTCTTCCTCCATTGCTGGTTCTTCGTCTG